GAGTAAAAATAGATGGTTCTGTAGTGAAGCAATTGTGGCGGCTTTAGGTATCAAGGATGGCTGGAGATACTCACCTGCATTACTGGCATCAGCACTTAAATTAATAGCACATTAAATAGTAACCTTATTACAAGGGCTGCAATAGTTAACAACGGTACAGACTTACCTAAGAGCAAAAACATGGAAAAACTAGAAGAGAAAGAACTAGAAGATAACTACTTAGAGGAATCTGAAGAGAGTGAGGATGACGGACAACTAAAACCCCTGGTTGACTGGAAGAATCCACCTAAAGTGGGTGATCTGAACCAAGACTTTATTGATGCCAGGGAGGATCATGCAACACAAGCAACAAGAATAAACCGTTGGCTAGATAACCTTAATATCACTGGTTCAGCTAAAATAAAGAAGTTACCTGGTAGAAGTAGCCATGTACCTAAACTTATTCGTAAGCAAGCTGAGTGGCGCTATGCTTCTTTAAGTGAGCCATTCCTAAGTACTGAGGACATATTCAAAGTATCTCCCGTTACCTTTGAAGATAAGAAAGGGGCGATACAGAATGAGCTCATTTTAAATAACCAGTTCAACACTAAGATCTCTAAAGTAAGGTTCATTGACGAGTTCGTTAGAACTGTTGTTGATGAAGGTACAGTAGTTATACGCACTGGTTGGAAGTATAGAGAGGAAGTTATAGAGGTTGACGTACCTGTTTATAGTTATGAGCCTACGCAAGATCCAGAAGCCTTACAACTATTGCAGGGTGTCCATGAGTCTAGTCAAACTGATCCAGAAGCTTTTGCTAGTGTACCGGAAGAGCTTAAGCAAGCCTTAGCTATTACATTAGCTAACGGTATTCCCGTTGCTCCAGTCCTGTCAGGCTATAAGAAGGAAGCCCAAACCAAGGTTATTGCTAATCACCCTACAGCAGATATTTGCAGGTTTAGTGATGTAGTGATAGATCCTACCTGTATGGGTGATCTAGCTAAAGCAAGCTTTGTTATTTATAGCTTCGAGACTTCTATTTCTGAATTAGAGAAGGACGGGATCTATCATAACTTGGATCGCATTACGGTATCCGATCACTCCCCATTAATGGAGCCTGACTACATCAGTGATAGTAACACCAACTTTCGATTCAAGGATAAACCAAGGCAAAAGCTCATTGTAAAAGAGTACTGGGGTTTCTGGGATATTCACGGTACAGGCGTAGTTCAACCCATCGTAGCTTCTTACGTGGGTGACACCATGATTAGGCTTGAAGAGAACCCTTATCCTGACAGAGAGTTACCTTTCATTATTGTGCAGTATTTGCCTGTGAAGAAAGCAGTCTATGGTGAACCTGATGGTGAACTATTAGAAGAGAACCAAAAGATTATTGGTGCTGTTACCAGGGGTATGCTTGATGTTATGGGTCGTGGTGCTAATGGTCAAACAGGCATACGTAAGGATGCCTTGGATGTAGTAAACAAGCGTAAGTTTGCTAAGGGTGATGACTACGAATTTAATTCTAATGTCGATCCAAGACAAGCTTTTCACATGCACACCTATTCAGAGATTCCACAGTCAGCAGGAACCATCCTACAGATGCAGAATGCTGAAGCAGAGTCACTGACGGGTATTAAAGCGTTCTCCAATGGTATTAGTGGAGCAGCTTTAGGTAATACAGCTACAGGTATCAGAAGTGCGTTGGATGCTTCATCTAAGCGCGAGCTAGGTATCCTAAGAAGATTGGCTGAAGGTGTTACCCACGTAGGTAGAAAGTTTATTAGCATGAACGCAGAGTTCTTATCTGAAGAAGAAGTTGTTAGGGTTTCCAATGCTGAGTTTGTCCCTATTAGAAGAGATGACCTGGCGGGTAACTTTGACTTGAAGTTATCTATCAGTACCGCAGAGGAAGATAATCAGAAAGCTGAAGAACTTTCTTTCTTATTACAGACCACTGCACAGACCTCTGATCCAGAAGAAGTGCGTATGATTCGTGCTGAGATTGCTAGATTAAGAAAGATGCCTGACCTGGCTAAACGTATTGAAGAGTACCAACCACAAAGAGATCCCTTAGCAGATAAAGAAGCTGAGTTAAGGATACAACTATTGGAAGCTCAGGTACAAACTGAGATGGCTAAAGCCCAAAGCCAAGCTGCTAATGCTGCATTGGATCAAGCTAAAGCTTTAACTGAACAAGCCAGAGCAAGGCATTATAACAGTGGATCTGATCTTAAAGACTTGGAGTTCGTGGAAACCGATACTGGAACTACACAAGAAAGGAAGTTACAACAATCAGGCGCACAAGCTAGAAGTAATATGGATTTAGAAATGCTTAAGCATAACTTAGGTAGCAAGTCTACGGTTTCTGCATAAACACATGCACACATTATGTAGAAGTGTATTATACTACTCAAGGCGGCTGAGTTTAGCTGTTAGATAATTTAATCATCTCAGTAACTTCTAAGTAAGTTACGAGGACACAAGCGAGAATAACCATGTCACAAATCGAAGAAGTAGAAGTTGGTATTGAACAAGCTAGAGTAATGGTTTCTAAAGCAGAGTCTTTAGCTGCCTTATTTAAAAACAAAGACTTTAAAACAGTCATTACAGAAGGCTACTTAAAATCAGAAGCCGTTAGACTGGTGCTGCTAAAGGCTGACCCATCTACAGGTAGCGCAGAGATGCAAGCAAGCATTGCTGACGGCATTAGTGCTATTGGTAACTTTAACCAGTACTTAAGAACAGTACAAGCCATCGGTAGCATGGCTGCTAAGTCTTTGTCTGAGTATGAAGACTTACATGCTGAACTGTTATTGGGCGAGGGTGAGTAATGGCTTTAGATACTGAAGTACAGGATGATGACCTGGATTACTTGTCCATGTCTGATGATGAACTGGGGGAATACCCAGAAGAGGATACCCTAGCCCATGAGGCTACTGAAAATGAAACGGTATCCACGAATGAAGAAGAAGAAACCTTAGGAAGTCCTGACACAGAAGATGAAATAAAAGATGCTGCTGAAGGTGAAGTAGTCGAGGATTCTGAAGAAGGCTCTAAAGAAGCTGTAGAAGAATCCTCAGAGTCTACAGAGCTAGACTTTGCAGAAGAGTTTAAAAAACTTACCGCACCTTTCAAGGCTAACGGTAAGGACATGCAGATCAACTCGGTTGATGAAGCTAGAACCCTGATGATGATGGGTGCTAACTACAACAAGAAGATGGCAGGCTTGAAACCTTCCATGCGTATCTTAAAGACGCTGGAGAACAATGGTCTGCTAGATGAAGACAAATTGAATTACCTGATTGACCTGGATAAGAAAGACCCAGGCGCAATCAGTAAGCTGATGAAGGACAGTGGTATTAATCCACTGGACTTAGAGGAAGATGAAGCTACTGTTTATAAGCCCAAATCTTACAATGCTTCCAATAGCGAAGTGGAACTTGATGCTGTACTTGATGACATTCGTGACACACCAGCATTTAAAGACACTATTGATATTGTCGGTAATAAGTGGGACGACAGTAGTAGAAGGGTTTTAGTAGAAAACCCGTCCATCATTAAAGTGATCAATGATCATGTCTCGGCGGGGATTTATGAACAAATCACAGCGAAGGTGGACAGAGAAAGAATGCTAGGAAAACTGGATGGTGTATCTGATATTGAAGCCTACAAACAAGTAGGTGATTCTATGCAGTCTGCGGGTGAGTTTAGTGCTAAAAAGGCTACTACAATCCTCCCTACTACTCCTGCTACAACCGTACCACAGAAGTCTTCAAACATTGATAAGAAACGAGCAGCAGGCTCCACTGTTAAGGCGGGTAGAACACCTAAGTCTAATCAAGAGTTTAATCCTTTGGCTTTATCTGATGAAGAGTTCGCTAAATTATCTGAGAGTAATTTCTCTTAGAACAATCAAACTTATTTAGGAATTTTATAAAATGGCTACTCAAGTATACGGTGCTGATAATGGATCTACATCCACTATTGGTACACAAATCCGTACTGATTTTTATCAAAAGAAAGCATTAATCGAGGCTCGTAAATTACAGTTCTTTGGTCAGTTGGCTGATGTCACTGCAATGCCAAAGAACATGGGTAAAACCATTAAGCGTTTCCATTACTTACCTATGCTCGATGATGCTAACATCAACGACCAGGGTATTGATGCTGCGGGTGTATCTACTGCGAATGAAGTAACTATCGCGGTACATGGCCTTGATGGTGAAGGTACTGCGGGTGCTGGTATGCTTATCAGCTTTGTCGGTAACGACACTACTGCTGCACTTGCTTTGACTGCTGCACATACAGCTGTTGTTGCCTGGGCAGTGAAATCTAAACTAGCAGGCGGTTTAGGTTTAACTGTTGCTGCGGGTACTGCCTTAGCAAGATACACTGAAGTAGTAGCAACTTCTGGTGCTGGTTCTGCTTATGTCCTGGGCTACCGTTTCGCAATCAATGCTGCTGTCGATGGCACTGGTAACTTGTACGGATCATCTAAGGATGTTGGGTATATCTCAAACAAGTTGCCTTTGTTGTCTGAAGCAGGTGGACGTGTAAACCGTGTTGGTTTCAAACGTATTGAGCTTGAAGCTACCCTGGAAAAAATGGGTTTCTTTGACGAATATACCCA